TTTCTCAGTCTGGAGTTGGGGGTGATGAACAGCCTCCACCAGGTGTTAATGAGAGTGAAATGGCTCCCATGACCACCGAACAAATTACCTCATTTGCTGACCAGGATGCTGGTTGGACCACAGAAAAGGTAGGTATGTACGATCCTACCATGGATTTAGCTAACAATAGTGATAGTAGTCTTGGAGATTTTCTTCAAAGACCTATTCGCCAGTCAGCACAGACATGGTTAGTGGGGCAACCTTTGTATTACAAATTTAATCCTTGGGCATCTTTTTGCGAAAATTCGTTCGTGAGAGATAAGATCAAGAATTATGAGTTGCTTCGTATGAAACTTCATGTTAAGATCGTGATTTCAGGAACAAAATTTCATTATGGACGTTCCTTGGTATCATACAATCCATATACGCAAGGTGATCAAGTCACTGTTAGTAGGAATTTTATTACACAAGATTTGATTCAAGCTTCACAGAAGCCCCATTTCTTTTTGAATCCTACTAAGAATACTGGTGGTGAACTTTGTTTACCATTTTTCTGGCCACAGAATTATTTGCGTATTCCTGATGCGGATTGGGACGATATGGGAGATATTGTTATCTCTTCTTTTGGAAATCTCCTTCATGCCAATGGAGGTGATGATCCCGTTACTATCACGACGTATATTTGGGCAGAGGATGTGGTATTAACCATACCTACAGCTTCTGATCCTCCACTTGTTTCTCAGAGTGGACGTCGTGGCCAGAGGAGTTCTGCCCGTGATCAGGCTAATACTATTAATTCACGTGATGAATATGGTCAAGGTATAATTTCTAAACCTGCTGCAGCTATTGCTAAAGCAGCAGGGGCTATGAGTAATTTACCCATTATTGGCCCTTACATGACTGCAACACAGATTGGAGCTAATGCTGTAAGTAAGGTTGCTCAGTTATTTGGTTATTCACGACCAAATGTTATAACTGACATTGCGCAATTTAAGCCTTTGGGTCAAGGTAATTTAGCCAATGTTGATGCTGCTGATGCTGCAATGAAACTTACTTTAGATAGTAAAGCAGAACTTACAGTTGATTCACGTACAGTTGGTCTTGATGGAACTGATGAGATGGGTATCTTGGATTATTCCAAGAGAGAATCTTATCTCACACAGTTTCAGTGGACACCAAATTCAGGCCCTGATGATTTACTTTGGAACACCAGGGTTTTACCTATGCAATTGGATAATGTCCAAGATGAAATTCATATGACACCTTTGGCTCATTTGGCAACAGCTTTTGAGCATTGGCAAGGATCATTGAAATTTAGATTTCAAATAGTCAAGAGTGACTTTCATAAGGGCCGTATTTTGGTTAGGTGGGATCCTAACAGTTTTACTTCATCTGTGCAATATAATACGAATTATTCGCGTGTAATTGATATTGCGGAAACTGATGACTTTGAAATTGTAGTGGGTTGGGGTCAAGCAAAGCCTTGGTTGAAATGTGGTGAACCATTTGCAACTGGAAGTAATTTTTCTGCCGTTACGCGACTGCAATCTAATGTTTTCCAAGGAAATGGAATTTTGGAGTTGGCAGTTCTTAATGATCTTGTGTGTCCAAGTGTTGACGCGCCCATTTCTATTAATGTGTTTGTATCGGCATGTGATGATTTTAAGTTGGCTGCTCCAAAGAATGCCACATTTAATAATTTTCATTTGTGGCCTGCACCTCCTGAACCACAATCATCAATGTTAGCTATTGAAGAAGGCGAGGAAGGTGAAGTTTTAGAATCTCAGAGTGGTTCTCCCAATGTGGAGACCGGAGATACTACTGCTTCAGACAAACCTACTTCACCTAGTGAGTTGATGACAATTGCCAGTAAATCTAATCAAG